AACAATCATGGATTTGTTCCGGGTATGGGCATAAACGTTGCTATAACTTCCACAGGCAGCGGCCATGCACTGGCATCAGGTCCGTTTGCAGTAGAGCAAGTGGTCAGTTCTAACGTTATACGATACGTTGCTAGAACAGCAGGCACTATCAGTACAGCCACATTGATCCAAGGTACAGTGTATGTTAGACCGGACACATTCTTTACGCACAGACCATTTGATGGCGGTGTACAACTAGGCACTGGCGGCCCGCAACACGGTGGCCAGGCCATTCGACAGAGTAAAAAGTACATTCGTTATCAATCTGGTAAAGGCGCAATGTACAATACCGGTGCGCTATTTGCACCAAGTTTTGACATCAGATCTGTTACCTCTGCTGCGCTCACGTCGGGATCTATTATGACCGTGATAACAGATGACGTTGATCACGGAGTTCAGGCAGGAGCCACAATAAGACTCAGTGGAGTTGAAACCACAGGATATAATGGCAGTTATACTGTTAGCGAGATTATAGACGAAAGAACTTTTAGAGTGATTTCAAACACAGCTCTTGGCAATGTAACTGGGGCCATTGGCAGTCAGTGTCAAATGGCTCTAGAAAATTGGCACGGTGCTGTAGTAAGAACAGGACCCTTTGACGATCAAAATGGAATTTTCTTCCAATACGACGGTCAAGAACTTGCAGTCTGTAGAAGAACTTCTACTTTCCAAATCGCTGGTACAATAAGTGTAGCAACAGATAGCAACCTTGTAACTGGAACTAACACTAGATTCCTTAGTCAACTACAAGAAGGTGATCGCATAGTGATACGAGGCATGACTCACGTGGTGGCTGGAATTCCTTCAGATACAGTAATGACTGTTACTCCGGATTTTCGTGGTGTAAATTCTGTTAGTGGTGTGAAAGTCTGTAAAGTTCAAGATTTAATTATACCACAAAGTGATTGGAATCTTGATCGTTGTGACGGTACTGGACCAAGTGGCTACAACATTGATGTTACCAAAATGCAGATGGTGGGCATACAATTCAGTTGGTACGGTGCTGGATTTATTGACTGGATGTTCCGAGGCGCCAATGGCGACTATGTGTTCTGTCATAGACTAAAAGGCAACAACCTTAATACTGAAGCTTATATGCGTACTGGTAACTCACCCGTTCGATACGAAGTGTTAAACGAAGGCGCAAGAGGAAGACTTAATGGTGCTCTAGATGAAAGTCAAAATTATATTGTGCTAGATGATGTGCATGGTTTTCCTACCAGCGGTACAGTATACATAGACAATGAGATGATAACGTACAGCGGAAAAACTACTGCCACAAATAGACTAACAGGCTGCACTAGAGCTGCAACTTTGAGCAACTTTGCAGCAGGTGCTGTAAGAACATACACCGCAGGAGCAGCGGCTGCACACAATGACAATCAAGGAGTGGTGTTAATTTCTTGTACCACAAGTCCTATTATCAGTCACTGGGGTAGTGCATATCTCATAGATGGCTTGTTTGACGAAGACCGCGGATACATTTTTAACTATGCTGCTACAGGTATTTCAGCATCAACTACAAAACAGACAGCGTTCCTAATTCGATTGGCGCCAAGTGTCAGTAATGCTGTGACTGGAGATCTAGGCGAAAGAGAACTGTTAAACCGTGCGCAATTACTGTTGTCAGCGATTGCGGTAGCCAGTGACAGTGTTTCGGGTGGTGGTGCCATTGTTATTGAAGGTATCCTTAACCCACAAAATTATCCCACAAACCCTACCTTGATCACCTGGAACGGGCTGAATACAGCAGCGGCAGGAGGTCAACCTAGTTTTGCTCAGATAGCGTTGGGAGGATCTGTAAACTGGGGAGCATCACAAACCACACAAACAGCCACAGTGGCAGGTGCAATAAGTGCCACAGTGTCTGCAGTTGGTGTCGCAGTGACCACTTTTACTATTACTGCTATTGCTGGAACTATTCCAACATATACCACACATAATCCTGCCCTCCAAACAAGCAGAACTTTCTTTTGGATCACTAACACAGCCTATGACGCACTAACCACAACCATGCAGGTTGGTGATAGACTGTCAGCTACAACCTATATTACTTCATCGCAGACTATTACCAGTATTACACGAAACTGGAACAACAACGGTACATACACCTTGATTATCATGAGTGCCAGTCCTAATGCAAACTCGCCAAGCAGCACCAACATCACTGTAACAGTGACCAGTGCGGTGTCCTCAAACTATAACAGTGCCATTAGAAATGGTCAGAAAGATTTCTTGATTACCAATTCAGAACGTGTCAGTTCAGGTATAGCAGTTGGAGATCGAGTGAGTGCAACCAATTATTCAAGTCAGACCATTGCCAGTATTACAAATAGTTTTATTACACTGGCCGGTACTTTATATTCTAGAATAACAGGATCTACCAATGCCACGGGCACTTCTACAGCGGGTACCAACGTTACAGTTACCGCTGTGGCAGCGCAGACAGCAGCATCGTATGCCAGTGTTAACTACTTGTTTTTTACCTCGGGTTCGTATATTTCATCTGGTGCAACAGTTAGTACACTGCTAGACTCAGCTACAATGACACAGTTTCCAGCGGGTACCAGTATTAGTGCTGTCACATCAAGATCACTGGGTGCTACCACAGTATATCGTGTGACATTTACACAGTCATCTAACACCAGTATAGCTGCTGCGGCCACAGTGACGTTTACGTTCGGATACAGTTATGCTGTACCGGGAGAACAGGTATTTTCTTTCATATCAACTTCAGGAACAACTGACACTCTTAATTTGGAAAAACTCAAAGAACTAGGCACCACAGCAATTGGAGGTCGAGGCACATTTCCTAATGGACCAGACGTACTGGCTATCAACGTGTATAAAACCAGCGGAAGTGCAACTCCAGTAAACATTATTCTACGTTGGGGTGAAGCTCAGGCTTAATCTACATCTGCAAGTTTTTTTGCCAGCTGTAGCAAACACATATGGAATTAGTTAAGACATCAAAGACCTCACGTCGCTTCGGTGATAGATATGGAAAAGTTTGGACACCCGGCAATGTGTCGATGGTACACTGCGAGCTTTCTACATTTTGCAACGCCGCTTGCCCAAGCTGTCCTAGGTTTTTCACTGGCACTCATGTTGTGAGATCTGGCGTTACGCTGGCTCAAGTAACAATAGCTCAGTTTAAAAACTGGTTCGAACCTGAATTTATTGAAAAAGTACAAGAATGGAAATTCTGCGGAACTCATGGAGATCCCATGATGGCCAAAGATGTAGTTACCATAATCCGTTACATCTTTGATATTAACCCACAAACTAATATCACTGTTAATACCAACGGAGGCATACGTAATGAACAAGACTGGCAGACCCTGGGAGAAATTTCTTCCAACCATAAATTAAAAATTGAATTTTCAGTCGATGGCTTGAAAGATACCAATCATCTATATCGTAGAAATGTAGATTGGACTAAGTTGATGTTAAATGTACAGTCCTACATAAACTCGGGTGGATATGCTTGCTGGGAGTTTCTAACTTTTAGACATAACGAACACCAGATTGACGAAGCAAAAGCATTAAGCAAACAATTAGGATTTGCAGAATTTCTTCAAAAAAGAGCTGTTGGTTTTGAGCACAATGGAAATTTAACTGATATGCCGGTGTTTAAAGCAGACGGGGAATATGATTATTCGATATTACCTCCGTTAAATCCGGTGTATAGGATATCTAAAATTAGTTTAGAAAAAATTATCGACAGGCGTCGAGATAATCTTACAAACTACTACAAAGAAAATATCGAAACAGGCAATGACACCTTTGAAGCAATTGTTAGTAATTTTGAAGATACTATCAAATCTGACAATGTTACAATCAATTGCAATTCTAAAAAAGATAAGAACAGTGAAATTTATATTAATGTTAATGGTATAGTATTCCCATGCTGTTTTATAGGAACCTCTATAGACGCATTTGATTCGCAACCACATGCATTACAACTAAAAACTCGATTAAGAGAATACGGTGTTGGTAACTTTGATTTAAATAAAAAATCAATAACTAAAATTTTAAAAGAAAATCATTTAAATCAATTTGCATCTAATGATTGGGAAACTCCCAAGTGTCTTGAATTTTGCAAAAAAACTTGTGGAAATTCACACATAATAAACGGTATATATGATATTGAATAATTTTAAACTTCTCAACGATGTCTGTACTAATACAATGTATAGAAATTGTATTTGGACCTTTGATGTTATTAACGACCTAAATATAACAGAGCAGTTACTAACTGCCAACTATCAACCACTAGACAGTTTACTTCCTGTTGGTGGTCGCAAAAACTATGTAAAAAAGTCATCTAATACGCTTGACACATTTATTGATACTTTAAACAATTTAATATTTGTAAAAACGCAAGAGTTAGTGTTTGCAGAAGAAATTAAAGAAACATTTCAATCAAGATGGCCTATTGATAAAGAGCAATTTGACAGTAATATATTTGCAATGACACATATACTTAAAGACCCGCCAAACTTTAGTATGGGTAAACATTTGGATAATCAAAGAGTTGTGGGAAACGCTATTGTTAACCTTATAGATAATTCTAGTACTACTGAATTCTTTGACTATAGGAATCCAGATAAAGTTATTTTTTCAACCACCGGAACAAAAAATACAGGAGTATTGTTTTTAAATACCCCTGCCTCTTTACACCACATTAAAAATAAAAATGTAGATCGCTACATTGCTAATTCTTCTTTAATGATAAAAAAATGGTAACTAAAACTCTTTGCCTACGGCCTTTTAAAGGGTGAAGCTCAGGCCTGATCTACATCTGCAAGTTTTTTTGTCAGCTGTCTGCGGATCTCAATTATCTTTCGCTTGCTGTCATTGACGCCGGAAGATATGCTCTGCATCATGGTAAGTTCTTGATGCTGTATATCAATACTCTTGACTTCTTGAAGTAATTGATTCAGCATCGCAGTTAATTCTTGTTTGACCGGTTGGTCGTCAGGAATTTTTTGAATTTTTGAAAAAAACTCTTTATATTCAATTTGAAACTGGGATGATTTTATCAGGGATAACATTGTTTAACTCCAATATTGTTTCTATTTTAGTGCGTATGATTTGATTATTTAACGTGTTTGCTAGACCTGTGTGTAGATGTTTAGGAAGACAATTCAACGACGCCCAACATATTGTAGCTGTGGTTGTAGTCAAGAATTCTTGATCTATAAGACATACATATGTGCCGTATTCAAACCCACGATCTTCACTGAGATAAAGTTCTATAGGTAATATACGTCCTACCGCATAGGTGTCTAGTAATTTTTCAGCATCACACAGCAATGTAGTCTGTCTAGAAAAAGTTGGAACTGTCCATTTTTGATTTTCTAAAATCAATAGTATTCGTTGTGTTTGCTTAGAAAGAAATAATAATCCCGCACGTTTTTGCATCACAATACTTATCAAGCATCTAGATCAAAGCGCCAATATCCGGCGCCGTACTCCCCTTCAAAACTCTTGAGCCACTGCGTGCCGTCCCATTTGTATTGAATACCAGTGGTTAAATTGGTAAAATAGGTTCCAGCAGTAGCAGTTCCGGGTACCCATACGGTGATCCAAAATTCGCCATCCCATTCAATTATTGAATTTTCTTGAATGTAAGGATCACTCCCATCAAGATTTTTCCAGGCGTCTGGACCATCATACATACTTTGTCCTCTTTGTTCGCTGTCGTTAACTGTGTCTAACACAAGGTAGCGGGTTCTTGCAGGAATGTTTGCAATACCATTAAATCGTTTTTTAGGATTAAAGTTATACGGATTGACAATGGCAGTCAACGGTTCAACAGTATTTGACGGCGTAGTATCTAGGTCAAGAGTAATTGATAACAGAGTAGGATCTATCTCATTGACTGTGAATCTACCAGTGATTTCTATTCCAGAAGGTTGCATAAAATGTATTTTACTAAGATTAGGTAGATATCCGCCCTGTTGATCTAGTATCAGATTCCAGTCTAGTCGATCACCTGTTCTAGAATCTTGATCGGTTAGTTTTAGTGTTTGCAACAACTGATTAGGTTCAAGTATAGATAACGTATACCTGTCTGGAGATCCTGATATATTTGCTGTTAACAACAATACACTATAATTATTGTTAGTTTGACTTTGTTTTACGTTGGGGGTTTCACCGTTATAAATGATATCTTGAATATTTACAAGGTCTCCAGCTTCAGTAAACATGTTTGCTACCACTGCCCTAACAATGCCTAATTTTTTAACCTTGGTTGGCGGACTGATCCATATAGGCATTTCAAATTCTATAGTGCATATGTCAATCTCAGACTCTGCGGCCTGGGGAATAGTACGTGAACTAAAATTTAAACTAGTTACATTTATCACGCTGAGGCTGGTCCAGTCTATGTAGTTGTCTGTGGTCTGTATCTCCAAGCTGGGATTAAACAACACCATTATCTGCTCAACCAATTGAAGTTTTTGTTCAGTATTTGAAGTCCATATGTCTGCTTTCATTGTCAGCTTGAAAGGTGTCGGCATCAATCGTTCTACAGTATAACCTCCTCCTTGCGTCTGGTTATATATTGGATCTCCGTTAGAGTCAAATCCGCTATAGGATCGTTCTCTAATCTGTACTTTACTGACAAACGTAGGATCTTGAATTCTAGACTGATCCAATTCTAACCCGCTAATATAACAGGCAATTTTAGGCACGGTTGACAATTTATTTTCAGAGTTGTCTTTGATAATAGACGCAACCTGTCTAGTCAAATCACCATACATCACTGGTACATGTTTTTCTAGAGGAGTATCACCGCCTGTCTTGTATTTGAATCCTATAAACACTCGCATGAACTGTGTTACATATCGGCGTATCTGCCCGTCATAAAAATAATCCATTATTCGTCTGCCTTTGGTCTAAGAGCTTTACTCAAACTTTGTTTTTCTGTTATAGTACGGCCGTTGATTACATCAGTGGTATCATTGTTGATAAACGAAGACTTTTGTGTAGATCGTATATTTTTTCCTTCAAACATATCGCCGCTTTCTGCAACATCGCTGGCACCTAAATTGCTCATAGTCATTCTAACCTGATCTTCAAATTTTACCCAGCGAATACCGTTAAATCTAAACAGTCTCTTTGGCATAAAATCCAGTCGCAGACAAAATTGTCCTTCGGCAGCGGCAGGAGGAAATCCAGTGCCAGCAGTAAAAGGTGCACCGTTTGGTGGTATACCGTCGCCTAACAGATACCCGTCGTAGCCAGTTGCACTTGGCGGCAATGTTACGGAGCTGGCTGTGGATCCTACATATATAGGATCGCCATTATCGTCTACTAACGGAAATCCACTTTCGTCTGTGGCCTGTACCTGCTGATCAACAGTTATTGCTGAAGCATCGACAGAAACCAAAGTAGTTCTTCCAGTTTCTTGATCTAACTGAATAGAGTAATATGCAGTGGTGTCGTAACCGCTTCGAGGAGCATCGCTTTCAGCTTGATCTAGTACAGCCTGTGTGATCTGCATTTCTTTTTCGTAGGTACTAAGTATATCTCTAAGGCTAGTTGAAGTATCAGTGCCAGTGTCGTCTGCAAGACCATCTAATATTTCACTAAATTCTTGACTGTCTACCAACGGTTTGCATTTAGCACGATAAAGATGTGGATACCAAGTGGCAGAAAATCCCTCTGCTGCTCTAGAAATTTCTTCTATGACATAAAATCTTTTTAAAGAAAATTTAAAATCATTTAGTGCAAATTGATCTTTTAAATGCGGTAATTCTATTACATCACCGGCAATCAATTTCCTTCCTATTTTTTCTACAGTGTCATTGATATGAAAACTCACAAAGATAGTGTCGTTTTGCAAAAACAATCCAAATTGACTGAGGTTAAAATCAGTGTCTTGAATGTTATAAATTCCCCGTAGCAGGTATATATCAGAATCGTATTTTCTATCTCTGTTTTCTAAGAACAATAAGTCTTGTATGTTACTAACGCTGTTGCCCGTGTAGCTGGGAGTAGTTGGACTAGTGTCTGTAGAAGACCCTGGCCCAAGATATTTGTGAATAAAAACGTCGGTGCCGCCTATTTGAAACATTTCCCAAATAGATTTGTCTATAAATTTATAGTCGTTGCCCTTTTCTGGGCGGTATAAGCTGAGTCTTGGCATAGTTATATATTTACCGTTGTAATAAATAACAGTATGAGTCAAATAAATCAAGTTAAACAAAGCGTCTATGATTATTGTAAAAACATGCTAGGTGACGGCATGATAGACATTGAACTAGACCCGCAGCACTATGAAACTGCACTGAATAGATCATTGTCAGTTTTCCGCCAACGTAGCGATAACTCTGTGGAAGAAAGTTATGTGTTTTTAACCTTATTAGAAGACACCAACGAGTATGTGTTACCGAAAGAAATACAGCAAGTGCGTCAAATATTTAGACGCAGTATTGGTTCACGTACAGGCGGCGGTTCGGGCGGTACTGTTTTTGAACCATTTAATTTAGCTTATTCAAATACCTATCTATTAAGTTCAACTAATATGGGCGGACTACTAACCTATGAACTATTCAGTGGCTATCAAGAACTAATAGGGAAAATGTTTGGCAGTTTTATTAACTTTAATTGGAATCCTCAGAGTCATAAATTAATGATTCATCAAAGACCTAGAACTGAAGAAAGTGTCATGTTACAAGTATACATGACCAAACCAGACACTGCAATCATAGAAGATGTCTACAGCGGGCAATGGGTCAAAGACTACTGTCTAGCCAACTGCAAAATGATGCTAGGACAAGCCCGCTCAAAGTTTGGACAAGTGGCAGGTCCACAAGGCGGAACACAGCTCAACGGCGCAGCACTGATTACAGAAGCGCAAGCAGAGATGGAAAAGCTCATAGATGATTTGATGAAATTAGTTCCTGGTGGTGCAGGATACACCTGGATAATAGGTTGACTTAAAACTCTTAATATACTATAATATTCTTAATTGGAGAATATTATGATCATAGGCATTTGCGGATTTATAGGCAGTGGCAAAGACACCGTTGCTGACTACCTAGTGAATTTTCATGAGTTTCGTAGAGAAAGTTTTGCATCAACACTAAAAGATGCAGTGGCAGCAGTAT